TACGTTTAGAAATCGTATGTGGTCGTATTCTCACCCTACAGTTGAAGGAGCTTGTGGTGGTCCTTTGATTGGTGCAATACGTGATCTTGATCGTACTTGTGTCGCTATACACGCTTTTGGTTGTACTTCCGTTACGGGAGTTGTTAATAAAGGTGTCCCTATATCATCCGAATTTATTCGCGCTGTTACTGACGATCCAAAAAACGAGTGCGCCCCTTTGGGGGCGATATCGAATTTGGAAGCTTTGAAGCGGAGTTACCTCCAGGTTGTCTGTCCTCCAGACGAGACCTGGCACTCTCAAGCTCAACGCCAACCGAATTTGATTCACCTGTTGGATCAGATGGAACGGAACGACTTAAACGAGAACCCGGCGAGACCTTCTCTTTTGAGAAGATTTCTCTTGGGCCTTGCACCGGACGATACAATTCCTTTTTACCTATATGCCACACCGCGTATCGCCTCACCATGTCCACCGAACTCGCCTCACACGGAGACAGTCCCTTCTGGGACCGCTTCATAGGTGACAAAAGTGTTGATAGGGAGATTGTCTATGATGGCGTTGTTGCTACCTTGAACAATCTCACTAAAAGTATCGGAAAGATGGATGCCAAACCGAATCCAACTATTTCGAGACCTGACCTTTTTGATTTAGCTCTTGAACGAACTTGGGCGCAATTATCTTCTATTTTGACCGTAGATCCTTGCTTAGTCCCTGAAATCAATTTTGATACGAGTGCTACTTTTCCGTATACAGCATTTGGTTTCCGTGATAAACGCGAGGTTTTTAGTTCAAAGTGGTTTTGGTTGCACCAAGTTAATACAAGAAGCACACCTATTTGGCGTGTCTCTGGGAAGCGTGAGTTTCTTAAGAAGACCGAGATTTACGATGATTTTAAAATTCGTACTTTTTTACCTAGTCCTTGTGAATTATTATATTGGCAGAAGGTTTTTACTGACACAGCTGATGATCTTATGTGTAAACACCAACCTGGTGGGATACGCTATGGAGTGTCCTTCCAGCATGGTGGATTCAATAATATGATCACCAATCACACTGATCCATTTAATAGAATCTTTGTTGAAGCTGATGTTTCTGGATGGGATAGAACGATATGGTTATTACGTCACTGTTGGAATCTTCGTAAACGTGGATTGGAGCGCGCTTTAAAGCGCTCCCCTTTGCTTAGCGAACGTTTTGACTGGTGTGTTGAACATACCGTTAATAGTACCCTT